TGAGGTGGATGTGCCAATCAGGTGGGGTGCCGCATGGACTGTGCCAAATATAGCACAGTGGGATGGCACGATGGAGGACGCGATGAACGACTACATCGACACGCGTCGCGGGCAGGGCAGGCGCCCGTTTATCGACGCCCCGCATTTCGAGCTGATGATCTAACCTAGCATCGCCTTAATGCTGTCATCCATAGCCTGCCGCGTAAACTCGGCAGGCTTTATGCGTACCGTTTTGCCGCTTGGCGCGCCGCGCAGTATAAACAATCGTATATCCAATGCCACATACGCAAATATTTGCGCATCGCCGTTTGCGCGCGTGAACATGTAGTGCGCCTCGCGGTAACGCTCTTTGCGTGGCTCAAGGGTCGCCTTGACCTGCATGGTCAACAGCTCGCCGCTGGCCGACTTAACCCAGAGGTCATCGTCCTGCATGTCTACCCGATGGCAGCGTATCCCGCGCTGCTCTAGCTCGGCTGCTACGAGAAACTCGCCAGCACGACCGACGTTGATGCTGTTGGCCACGCGCGCAACATACTGCATTTAAACGATTTTATATAGAGGCGAAAAAAAGTTTCCGTCGTGTGCATTTTTTGCTTGCACCGTGCTGTGTTATCTTTATGTTAACAATATAAGCAATCAGGAGGAAATACAGATGAACGGCATGTACACTTTTAATAAATCAGATTGGTCAGACGACGAGGCGACTATTTTTGTTAAAGATAATTGCTTTGATTTTCATGGTTACAAATTTGAGCTTGAAGCTCGCAATTATGACTTTGATGGCGAGACTATCACAGATTACGTTGTTCACGCCGACGATTGGGATTGCCCGCTGTTTACAGTGAAAAGCGATCAGCAAGGCGCTTTTTACTGCGAGAACAATGGAATTGAGCGTGACGGAAGCAATCCTTTCGTTTTGGCGGCTCAAGTGGCTGCAAATACAATTTAACCATCGGGGCTTCGGCCCCGCAACTCAACTCTAATCGGAGAAACCATAATGAACCTCACGCATACACATGAATTTTTAATCACGCACATCACCGACAGCGGCACCGGCTTTGCGGTACGCACCGACAACGGCGAAAGCGTCCACATATCGCCGCGTTTGTTGCAGCAGGCGCACGCAAACCTCGACGACATCTGCAAAGGCATCATCGTGCAGAACGCCATCGAGGAGAACCGTGAGCGCACGCCGTGGGTCGCCGCCTACGTTCAGGAGCGACGCCCAGCGCGTGACGTGCTGGGCTTGGCGACTGACGCGCCAGCAGAGGCCGCACAAGCGCCCACCGAGGAGCCTGAGCCGATTGATTGGGCTGACGTCCAGCGGAAGATCATTGCGTTTTTACAGAGCGCCGACGTCACCTACTGCGAAACGGCAGACATCGCTGACGTCGTTGGCGTTGAGCCGCGCAAGCTTTCGCAGCACCTCGACAACATGCACGCACGCGGCGAGATATGCCGAGCGCATGTAAACCAGCGTGCAGGCCAGCAGCGCGCAACCTTGGTGCTGTGGAGCATCAACGCGGATGTGTACAAATGATCTGCACGACCTGTGACGGAACCGGCTTCATTGAGTTGCCGCGTTTCGTCAACACGCCGGACAGCGACGCGTGGACAACGGTGCGCTGCCCAGAATGCCAAGACGAAGACGACTTCGATTGGCGCAACGAGGAGGAGGAAGAGTAATGACCAAGTGGACGCAAGACATCATCATCGCCGCAGCGATTGCTGCGTCGGTGCTGGGTTGGATCGGCGCTGTCAGCATGGGGTGGATGTGATGACACTCGCTGAACCCGTCTTCATGGCTTTCGCCGTCTTTTCATCCGTAGACGAGTGCAAAGCGTTTGCGAAATATTACGACTTAGCGCGGATCTTTGAACCGCAATGCGTTGAGATGGGCGGCGAGGCAGACTACCGCCGCCCGTGGCCCGACGTCAGACCACAGCCACGGCCAACACAGGAGAATAACAATGGCTAAATGGGATCTATCGAAACTGGAAAACAGCGCCAGCGTTGGTGCGTATATCGACGAGGACAGCAGCACGCCGACGCAGCCAACGCCGCTGATGCTGGTCATGTCGATCAGGCGCAAGGCAGACATCATGCGTATGGACGCGGGGCGTGGCCCTGAGCGCCGCACAATGAAGCAGCGCGCCGAAGAAATCATGGCGCTCTGCGAGATGCTGGAGAAGCGGCTGTGAGCGACGATGCTAAGACTTACGCTGAGCGCATACGCCAAAGGGCTGTAATGATGAAGAAGGATTTGCGCAGAACGCCAGTCAGCTTGAGTGAAAGCCAGAGAGACGCTTTTGTTCTGACATTTGCGACACATTGCCAAGCAATCATAACGCATTGCGAGGATATGAAAATGGAGGAAAAGCTATGACGGAACATATGACACCGCTGGAGCGTTGGAAGGAGCTGGCGATCATCGAGAACGCGCGCATGAAGCGCAGGCTGATTGGCCGCGATGATATGCACGCGTATGCCCACAAGCCGTGGCCGCTGGAGAAGCTGCGCAAGGAGATCAAGCGCTGCCTGAGCAGGCATGACGAGCTGTCTGTGGGCGACTTGTGCAGCATGATCGAGCAAGACGCCGTGCATATCGACATTGGCTTGAAGACCATGCGGGAGCGGCGCACAATCATTAAAACATCGTTCATCGAGGGCCAGCAGCTGTACCGGCTGCGCACGCAGGAAGAGTTCGCGTTTTAAGCGCAAAAGGTTTGCGGAAAATTATTTTTACTTTTTCGCAAACTATTTTGCCTGTGGGGGTTGCAATCTCCTGATGTTAACATTACGTTAACAGTATAGTAAATCAGGAGGAAGACATGACAACTTACCTAAAAGCAAAAACAGTTCAAGATCACATCAACATGGCGCTTTCATGCGTTCAAGAAGATGGCACCTTTGCTGCCAAGGCTCACCAGAAAGAAGCGATGAGCATATTGAACGCTGGGTTCTCGATGATCCGCGAGAACAATTTTAGATTTTCAATCGACACCCTGTCACGCGAAGATTGCTGGGCGATCCCATTTGATCTTCACCAGATCCGCGACAAGCACTTTCGTTTGTTTGATGAAATCCATCACGCTGACATCAAAACGCTTGCAGCACTTCGCGCTGACTTCAAAGCCATCCCAGTCGTAAAGCCACAGCCAAAAAATGACCGCGTAAGCGAAAAGCAGGCTCAAGTCACAGAGACTGTGGTTGACATGATCAAGCGCCGCACAGCTCAGTACCATGAGGCCGTTGAGCTTGGCCGTCTGTTTGGCGGTTTGCCTGTTAGCGTCACACCGCACCTTGTGACCAATGAGCACAACACCACATTCACACGCTGCTTCTACTATCTTGCCGGTAAGTTTACGCCGCTGTCAGTCATTATGGCAGCCGCTGACAAGCTGGCATCTGAGCAGGCAAAATAAGCAACGGGGGCTACGGCCCCCCCCTTGCACAATGTTAACGCGGCGTTATAGTGGCCGGATCAACGGAGGTAATTATGAATACTGAGATGAAGCAACTTGGCTCGCGGATCGACGCCAAGGTATTCGAGGCGCTGCGTGACTTGTCCAAGGAGAAGCGCATCAGCATGGCGTCGCTGACGCAGATGGCGATACTGCGCCTGCTGGACGAGCATGGTGTGGACGTGCAGCGTGGATGATGATTTCACACTGACGCCGGAGCAGCATGCTGAGATGTCAGCGGTTGCCAGCAACACGATGTCCGAGGTCAACGCGCTGATGCGTGACATGCTGGCGATCACTGAGCGCACCGAGCTGCCGGATCTCGCCAAGGTGTACGCGCTGGGCGCTGCCCTGCAGTCTGTGATCGGCTTCATGCGCGAAAACGATTGCGACGTGCAGGATGCCATCGCCATGACCATGGGGATCATATTCGAGACGTACAGCACGCCCGACAAGGAGGACATGCATTGAGCATTGTTACGTGTGGCATAGACTGCGGCTACCGCACAGGCGGCGTGGCGCTGGTCGGTGAAAACTGGTCGGAGGTGCATGACCTGCCCGTGTACAGCGAGGGCGGCGTAGACGTCGTGGCGCTGATGGATATTCTCACGTCGGTGGATCGGCTCGATCACATATGGATCGAGAAGCAGCAGGCGATGCCAAAGCAGGGCGTCAGCTCGACGTTCAAGCTGGGGTACGCGTTTGGCCAGATCACGACGACCGTGGCGCTGTCGCGCACGCGCTACACCATGGTGACGCCGGTCGTGTGGAAGCGGGCCATGAACCTGCCAAAGGATAAAGACGCGGCGCGTAGGATGGCGCAGCAGTGGTTCCCCGACAGGGCCAGCGAGCTGAAGCGCAAGAAAGATGAACATAGAGCAGAGGCGCTGCTGATAGCGCTGTATGGAAGGGGAAAGGCATGAAGAAGAGAAACTTGATTGAGCTTAAATGCGCAAAAAAACGAGATGGTCATTTAATACCGGCAAGTGACGATATATTTTTCGATGCCGCAGAGATAGCATCGCTGAAGTTGCTATACCACGAAAAGCGGGATTACGATGAGTTTGATATGGATTTTTACGAATTGCTTTTTAAAAGTGGCCATGTGGAGCTTGTTTGCGTTCCAAGATTTATGGAATTGCACTTAGATATATGGCCCACAGAGGACGAAATGTGATGACCATATCAACCACGATGTCCAACGAGGAATACCACCTGAGCGACGCGCTCAGCGCCTCTGGCGCTAAAACAATCGCCATGAAGTCGCTGGCGCATTACAAGTATGCTGAGCGCAAGGAAAGCACAGCATTCGACGTCGGCACGGCCACGCACACGCTGGTGTTTGAGCCGCAGCACGCAAGCACCGTCTGGTGCGGGCCGGAGACGCGGCGCGGCAAAGACTGGACGCAGCACAAGGCAGAGGCCGACGCCAACGGCGCGCTGCTGCTAACGGAGGGCGATTACAAGATCGCCGTGGACGCGGCAAACGCGGTGCGCAGCAACAAGGAGGTCGCCAAGCTGCTATCCGGCGATCTGGTCTGCGAGGCCAGCATATTCGCAAAGGACACGCAGACGGGCGTGGACATGCGATGCCGTCCAGACGGGTGGCGTCGTGACATCGGGGCGCTGATCGACTTGAAGACGACGATAGCGCCCGACCCCGAAGGCTTTGCCAAGCAAGTGGCCAACTTCGGATACCACATTCAGGAAAGCTTCTACCGCAGGACGATGGGCCTGATCGGGGAGGAGATCGACAGGTTTATCTTCATCAGCGTGGGCAAGGAAGCGCCTTACCCCGTTGGTGTGTACGAGCTTGACTGGCGCACGCTCGCAGAGGGCGACGCGGCAGTTCAACACGCGCTGGAGCAGTATGCGATAGCGCGTAATACGGGCGTCTGGGATTACGGGTATGGGGAGCTGCAAACGCTTCAGATACCGCGCTGGGCGTTCAACTTCACCGCGTCACACGGCGCATAACACAGGCACACAACGTCAAGGAGACAAACATGCCAATATCTTTCGGAGAATCATCAGACGCGAGCGGCGCGTATATACGGGTCAACCTTCCGCAGAACCGCTGGACGGTAAACAAGGGCGGCGACCCCGAAGCCATCGACATGGCCAAGGGTATCGCCATCGACATTGCCAACGTGAAGTTCGGGTGGCTCAAGATCGCCGTTGGAACGCGCGACTGGCAGGAGTGGCCATCGCCATCGCAGGCAACGCAAAAGCCGACCGAGACGGACGCGGAGGGCAAGCCAGCGTATAAGCAGGGCTTCGACGTGGACTGCTGGATGTCGGACGGCACCAAGGCGCAGTTCAGCAACAACTCATACGGCACGGGGCAGTTCATCGCCAAGCTGTACAACCAAGCGGAAAACGCGCCAGAGTTTGCGCAGGGCATGGTGCCAGTCGTCAGCGTCACGACGTCCACGCCTGTCGTGGTCGGCAAGGGCACGTCATACGATCTGGGCTTCGCCATATCCAAGTGGATTGCGAAGCCCGCAGACAGCACGCCGCCTAAGCCGGAGCCGGTGCCAACCGCAGCGGCCCCAGTTTCCAGCGTTGTAGACGCAGACGACTTCGGCTTCTAAGATAACAAGCTCCACGCCTGCTTCGGCGGGCGTGGTTATAACAAAAGTTAAAACGGGGAAGCGGGATGAGCGTAAACTATTTTGCAAAGGTACGGGAAAGCGTCGTAACCGAGATCGGCATGGCTCCGCAGGGGCGTCGCAACGAGGCGCTGAACCTAGCGGCATACGCGCTGGGTCGGCACGCGCACATGGACGCCGCCAACATCGATAGCAGCGTCATAGACTTGCACACGGCTGCCAAGGCAATCGGGCTGCAGGAACACGAGATAAAGGCAACCATTGGCAGCGGGTTCAAGCGCGGCAGCGAAAACCCGAAGCAGCTCGAAAACGATGACGCGGTGCCGTTTCAGCCGAGCGAGATGGATCGCCTGATCGTGCGCTTGGCCAGCAAGGATCTGCTGATCCGCGACGAGGAAACGCGCGCTGAGAAAATCGCAAAGGCGCAGGCCGCGTGGGAGCGCAGCGTGCCAATATCACGCGAGAACAAGGACGCCGTCAGACCGGCGCTGCTGTACCTGAACAACCGTGGAATGCGCGCAGGCGTGGCGGAGGGCGTCGCGCGCTTCAGCCCCAGCTTATACGACGGGCCAGCGATACTGTTTCCCGCGACCAACGCTGAAGGCGACGTCTGCGGCGTGCAGGCGGTGCTGCTAACGCCGGACGGGAAGAAGCGCGAGCATAACAACATCAACAAGTATTCACGCGGATCACTGGTGGGCAATGCCATGCGGATCGGCGATCAGCACGAGGGCGGCGCGATCATATTGGTCGAGGGGCCAGAGGATGCGCTGAGCGTGCGTCAAGCGATCATGGGCCACGTCGAGGCGACAATCGTCTGCACGTTTGGCAAGTCTGGCATGAAGACGTTTAACGCGCCGCGCGCATCAGACGTCACGATCTGCGCAGACCCTGACCTCGACGTGGAGGCGGTTTCCGACGTGCTGCGCGGCGACGGCAGCACCGACGTCCACGTCGTGCGCTTCGACGCGCTGGGCGTGGAAAACGTAAAGGATGCCAATGACTACCTGCAGGAAGCGGGCGCGGAGAAGCTGCGCGAGGCGCTGGCGCTGGCGAAGCCGGTCGAGGAAGTAAAGCAGGAGCGCATCGCAGGCGAGCGCCAGTGGCCAACCGCATACGAGCCGATAGACCCCGCAACAATACCGGCGCGGCGGTGGATTTACGGGCAGCATTACGTGCGAGGCCATGTCAGCGTGCTTGCCTCGGCGGGCGGCGTCGGGAAGACGTCGCTGCAGATTGTGGAGGCTCTGTGCATCGGAACGGGCAAGCCGCTGCTGGGCGAGGCCATACACGAGCCGTGCAAGGTGTGGATCATCAACCTCGAAGATCCGCTGGAGGAGATGCAGAGACGCCTTGCGGCGGCGATGCTGCACTACGGCGTCACCGCCGAGGAAATACGGGGGCGCTTGTTCCTCGACGCCGGCAGGAGCTTGAACATGGTGTTCGCCAACCAAGGGCGCGACGGGATTGAGGTCAACGACGAGATGCTCGACTACATGGCGGCCAAGATAAAGGAGAACGACATCGGCATGGTGATGATCGACCCGTGGGTTGGCGCGAACCAGATCAACGAGAACGACAACGTGGCCATGAATGCAGCCGTCGGTGCCGTGCGTAGCGTTTGCGACGAGACAGATTGCGCCGTGGCGCTGGTGCATCACATCCGCAAGGGCAACGGCGACGAGGCAACCATAGACAGCGTCAGGGGCGCGGGGTCGCTGATCGGGGCGGCGCGTGCGGCGCGGGTCATTAACAAGATCAGCGCGGAAGACGCGCAGAAGCTCGGCGTGTCAGAAGCGGAGAGCCTCGGCATATTCCGCGTGGACGACGGCAAGGCAAACTTGGCACCGCCAGCCGCGAAGGCGGTCTACCGGCGCATGGTGGGCGTGCAGCTGCCAAACATGGAATATGTCGGCGTGGCCACGGAATATGCGATGCCGGATCTCTTCGACGGCGTGTCGGCGCGCGACGCGATGAAGGTGCAGCGCGCGGTGGGCGACGCGGAAACGCAGGGCGAGCCGCTCCGCGCAAACGTGCAGGCAAAGACGTGGGTCGGCGTCACGGTGGCAGACGTGCTGGGGCTAGACTTGGAGAAGCGACACGAGAAGGCGAAGGCCAAGGCGATCGTGGCCAAGTGGATCGAGAACGGCGTGCTGCGCAAGACGTCTGCGCCGAGCAAGCGTGACGGCAGGGAGGTGCCGTGCGTTGTGGTGGGTGACTGGATAACCGGAGAGGAGGCTGGGATATGACCAAGCTAAACTATATGGCGGTAGCGGTGGACGTGAACGCCAAGCGGAAGGAAGGCGACATCGGGGTGCTGAAGCCAGTGTTCGCGGATGGCGTTTATGCGGATCAAGCAGACGCCGCAGAAGTGGCCAGCTACATGAAGGAAGAGCGGCCAGATCTGCGCGTGTATGTGGTCGAAGTGAAGGCCAAGCTGTGAGCGCCGTTTGGGGCGTTTCCGCACGTTCCGCACTTACCGCACTTACGGTGCGGCGTGGTGCCGAGGGTGCGGTAAATACGGCAAGAAATCTTCCGCCGCACCACTTGCATATATATATGCAAGGTGCGGAGAGAAGTGCGGGCGTATTTATTGAAGGTGCGGAGATTGTTTTGATGGGGATGCGTAGGGGGCATGGTCATGGTTAAGCAGAAAGGGCGTCGGCCCACGGCAAAGCAGATAGCGTCGAAGGGGAAGTTTACGGTTGGTGAAAAGACGGAGCCTATACCGGCGGCAGTCTGGGGTCAGCTGGAGCCGCTGGATCGGGTGGCGAGGGAAATGACGGAGCGGTGGGGTGATACGCTGCCGTCGCTGGTCACGCCGGATCTGGCAGGCAAGTTCGAGGCAGCCTACGAGGCGCTGAAGGAGGCCATCGTCGAGCGTGACGTCGTCAGGACGAACAAGATCGCCACGCAGCTCATGGCGGGGTGGAAGCGCATGGAAACGGAAGCGGAGGGCGCGGGGCATAAGCCGCTGTCGCCGCACGCTTGGTGCGTGGAGCTGGATGGCGGGCAGATCGTGTGCTTCGCGCGGCAGGGATGCGCTGAGCTGCGCAAGCGGTATCCGCAGTGGGTGGTCTACTCGTTCGAGGATGCCGCGTGCGTGCTGAAGCAGCACTTCAGCGAGGCGTTTCTGCAGAAGGCGTTTGAGGCGTTCCCTAACGCGAAGGTGACGCGTGTGGTGGATGGACATGGAAACGATAACATAGAGGATGATATACCATGGTAACGAGGGAAGATATTTTACGCACGGCGGGTGACTTGATCACGGGCGACAGGCAGCGGACGTATGGCTCCGCAAAGGCGTCGCACGCGACCATTGCTGGCATGTGGTCGGCGTATCTCGGCGTGGACGTGACCGAGGTGGACGTGGCAGCGATGATGGTGCTGCTGAAGGTGTCGAGATCGCGCTCAAGCGATCACTCGGACAATTGGGTGGACGTGTGCGGTTACGCTGCGATAGCGGGCGAATTGGAGGCGTCAGGTGGGTAGGGCAGCCTGCGGGGCGTTTAGGCGTCTCACAGCGGCTCTACGGGAGCGTGAGGGCGTGTTTAGCCTCTGCGGCAGACACGCCGACGCTCAGACGCCCGCGCGCGAATACGCATTTTTTACCAAATGGTCAAATTTTGCGATGTCGCAGCGCAGCAATATCGCCAACGATACAACCATAGATAGGTGTAAAACGCTAACATGCTGATATTGCTACATAATAAATTTAACATAATAACGATTATGCGATTCCAGCTGCAGATCCTGACCGTTTGGTCAAATTTACCCCCCCCACTTCGCGCTTCGACGGGGGCGTGTGTGTATAGAAAAGCGCACACACCCCCGCACCCCCGCACCCCCTACGCGCTTGCCATACCCATGGCCCCGCGCTAAAATTTCCCGCGTACAAGGAGAAACGCAATGGCAGGCAAGGCGTTACGCAAACGCATATTGACGGAGGTCGCCTCCAACGGCGGCGCAGATTGGCTGTTTGACCAGATCGCGTCCGGCATCACCGTCGCCGAGTTGGCACGCCAATACGGCTGCACGCGCAGCTATGTTAGCAGGAGCCTGAACAGCGTGCCTGAGTATGCGGCTGCGCTGACCAAGGCTCGCGGCGAGGCTGCGGATGCGCTGGTGGAGCAGGGCTTGGAGATGGTTGACGGGTTGAGCGGCGCCAGCAGCCCGACGGAGATCGCCGCCACGCGCGAGAAGGTACAGTGGCGCAAGTTCATGGCTGGCTCGATGAATCAGGATCGCTACGGCACGCGCCCGCAGAGCAATGTCACGCTTTCCATTGGCGATCTGCACTTGGATGCGCTGCGCAAGTTTAGCTCCGACATGAAGCGCGTGAACAGCGACGCCGAAGCCGCCACGATTGACGCGGAATATGTGGAGGTGTCGGATGAGTGAAGCCAACCCGTTTGACGACTTCGTTGTCGAGTATTACGACGACCCCGTGCGCTTTGTGCGCGAGGTGCTTGGCGCCGACCCACTGCCATATCAGGCCGAGTTTCTGGCTGCCATTGCGTCCGGCGAGCGCAAGATCAGCGTGCGCTCTGGGCATGGCACCGGCAAGTCCACGTCTGCCAGCTGGGCGATGCTGTGGTTCTTGTTTCTGCGTTTCCCGAATAAGGTTGTCGTCACCGCGCCCACATCTGGCCAGCTCTTTGACGCGTTGTTCGCGGAGATGAAGCGGTGGATCAACGAGCTGCCGCCTAATCTGAAGGACATGGTCACGGTGAAGTCTGACCGCGTTGAGCTTACCGCTGCCGCGTCCGAAGCGTTCATCTCGGCCCGCACGTCTCGCGCCGAAACGCCGGAGGCGCTCGCCGGAGTGCATAGCGAGCATGTGCTGCTGGTTATCGACGAGGCGTCAGGTGTGCCGGAGAAGGTGTTTGAGGCCGCCGCCGGCAGCATGTCTGGCCACAGCGCCACCACGGTGCTGCTGAGCAACCCCACGCGATCCTCTGGCACGTTTTACGAGAGCCAGACGCGCCTTGCGAATAGCTGGTGGACGCGCCGCTGGTCATGCGTTGACAGCCCGCTTGTTAGCGACGAATTCGTTGACGAGATGCGCGCGCGCTACGGGGAGGAGAGCAACGCGTTCCGCATCCGCGTGCTTGGCGAGTTTCCGCTTGCTGACGATGACACGATCGTGCCGTACCACTTGGCCGAGGCCGCGATGCGGCGCGACATCGAGGTTGCGCCCAACACGCGCGCCGTGTGGGCGATTGACCCTGCGCGCTTTGGCACCGACCGCACCGCTTTCTGCAAGCGCGAGGGCAGCGTGATTACGGAGATCAAGTCGTGGCGCGGGCTCGATCTGATGCAGACCGTTGGCCGCGTGATGGCTGAATACGATGCGCTGCCCCCGTCGCAGCAGCCCAGCGAGATCCTTGTTGACAGCATTGGTATAGGGTCGGGCGTCGTGGACCGGATGCACGAGCTTGGCGCCCCCGTGCGCGGCGTGAACGTCGCCGAGGCTCCCTCGATGAAGGAGACGTATAACAACTTGCGCACGGAGCTGTGGTTTAAGTGCAAGGCGTGGCTGGAGGATCGCAGCTGCAAGCTGCCGAGCGACGACGAGCTGCTGGCTGACCTGACCGGCATCCGCTACGCGTTCACGTCCTCTGGGAAGATGGCTGCCGAGAGCAAGGACGCCATGCGCAAGCGCGGCCTGCGCTCGCCTGACCTTGCCGACGCCGTGTGCCTGACGATGGCGTCAGACGCGGCAACGGCCCTGAGCGGGCCGATGTCACGTTGGCGTGGCGCGCTCAAGCGCAACCTGCAGGGGATTGCTTAGGGCAATCGCCAGTAGCCGTAGACGCAGCGTTTGCCGCCTCGCGAGCAGTCGTGCGTGTCTTGGATGACGCCGTCGATCACGGCAACTGCGTGGCGCGACACGTTGCAGACCAGTCGGCCTGACGGCAATTCGTCGGCCTTGAGGTGGGTGTTGCAGCCGCTGCCGATTTGCATGGTGGCTGTCCAGACGAAGCCAAGCTCAAGCATGTAATCCTTGAACCACTTGCGTGTGGTGTAGATGCCGTTGCGCGCTGAGCGTGAACGCTTGGCGGTGCGGCTAGACGCGCGCTGCGTGGCGTTGCCTTCTGCGAGGCGGTCGTAAACTTGCTGGTATGGCAAGTCGGCTGCGATTGCGATGGCGCGGCAGACGCAGTCGCCAGCTTTGCCTTTGTAGCCTGCGGCCTCGCGGCCACCGTCGTTGTATGTGAAGTTTGAGTTAGTCATATTGCCCTCCCGAGCGTTGCGGAGCCGCAGCCCCTGTTGATTTATACCTGACGTTAACATAATGTTAACATAGGTGCAACCCCCTAAATGCAGCTATTTGCATTTTTCTGAAAAAAGTTTACCCTACCTCCACATGGACAAGCGCTCCTGCTCGCGCTATCTATGCTTCATTGCGAGTTTCCTCCCTGTCTCGCGCAACTTGGCCCCGCCGCGTTCCTCCCATTGCGCGCGCGGGGTTTCTTTTTGGCGTTTTAATGTTATTATGCTGGAAGATATAACGGAGGTTGCGATGCCCAAAGTTGGATCGAAGCACTACGCGTACACGCCCAAAGGCATGGCGAAAGCCAAGGCCGCCGCCAAGAAGTCTGGCAAGAAGGTGTCATACGCGAAGAAGAAAAAGTGATGTGGACGGCGCTGCTTTTGCTTTGCAGCGTCGAGGGTAGCTGCTTTTCGTTTGGCAGCCCCGTGATGCAGAGCGAGAGCCAGTGCATACAATCCATACCAAGCGGGCTGGAATACGCGCGGCAGGTGTTTCCCACATACCGCGCAACCGATTACAAATGCGTCCAGTGGGGCGAAGGAGCATAAGATGCCGAAGAAGGGTTTATACGCCAACATCCACGCGAAGCGTAAGCGCATTGCTGCTGGGTCTGGCGAGAAGATGCGCAAGGCGGGCAGCAAGGGCGCGCCCACCGCGAAGGCGTTTAAGAAGGCCGCGAAGACCGCGAAGAAGAAATAGCATGGCGCGCACCAAGTCAGAGAAGATCGCAGCAGCGAAGAAGCGCCACGGGTTCACGGCGGTGAATAAGCCGCGACGCGGTGGGCCGAAGAAGTTTGAAGTGCTGGCTGTTGAGGGCGACACGGTGAAGAAGGTTAACTTTGGCGATCCCAATATGTCCATCAAGAAGGATCAGCCTAAGCGCAAGGCGTCCTACTGCGCACGCTCCGGCGGCATCAAGGGCAAGTCGAGCAAGCTGAGCGCCAACTACTGGTCGCGCAAAGCGTGGGATTGCTGATATGGAGCAGCTCCTAAAATTCTTCAGCAACGGCCAGCAGCGCCGCACCGCGCTTGACGAGCTGTTCGCTGGCTTAGAGCGTTACGTTCCACCAAACCTACGCCCAGCGGTAGAGACGGTCGCCGAGATGAACCCCGTGCAGGGCCAGATGAACGCGATGACAGCTGGCGGCGTTGTCTTCGATCCCGACCAGACTGCGGAGGCGCGCAGGCGCGCTGCGCTTGATATGGGCGTCGAGATGGCGCTTGCACTGACGCCTGCCGCCTTGGCTGCACGCGGGTACCTGACGCCCA